CACAGTGGCTATATTTCAGTCTATAGGGCTGGATGACGCTGCCAGAATCTAAGGAATCCCACGGTTTTAACCGTGGGAGTATGTCAAATTAGATGATTTCTCAGCAGAACATCTTATTGGCTTTGAAAGCGCTGAATCTGATTTCCCAATATTTCACGGGGCAGAGCATTCACCAATCGGCCTGTTGAATCAGACAATCCGTGTGCTTAATTTTTACAGGCAAAAATATCTTGCTACCAAGGAAAAGAAGTATTGGTGGCAACTAATTCAACTGCTACCTGATTCTTATAATCAGACCAGGAACGTAACGCTTAACTATGAAGTCCTTGCAAACATCTATAAAGCACGCCGTAACCATAAACTGGACGAATGGCAAGATTTTTGCAGCTGGATTGAAACATTGCCGTATAGTGATCTTATCACTGGAAAGGAACCAAAATGACATTTAATGAATATCAGCGCGGTGTAATGAGAACCGCATCAGACGTAACAAAAGCAACAAAGGAAAACATGCTTATGAATGGTATCCTCGGTACTGCCGGTGAAGCAGGTGAGCTTGTTGATCTTCTCAAAAAGCAGATTTTTCAGGGGCATCCATTTGATAGAGAGCATCTTATCAAGGAGTGTGGCGATGTGCTGTATTATCTGGCACTTACTGCTGAGGCACTTGATACCACCCTTGAGAATATTGCAATCAAAAACAACAAGAAACTTTGGGAACGCTATCCTGATGGCTTCAAAGCTGAAAATTCACTCCATAGAAAGGAAGGGGATATTTAATGTTTGTTCTTATTCTCCGCATTCTGGCATCTCTTTTCAACATCTTTATGCTGATCTCTATTATAGGGTGGCTTAATGAAAAAAGATCCAGAGAAAGACTCGTCAGTGCTGTAGTGCTTTCTACGTGTTTTATCATGAATCTTGTCTTGACAGCCAGTGGTCTGTGAGGATAAGATCACGCTGGGGTTATCGCCAAATGGTAAGGCACAGGATTTTGATTCCTGCACTGTTGGTTCGATTCCAACTAGCCCTGTTGTGCCATTAGCTCAGCTGGAAGAGCACTTGACTTTTAATCAAGGCGTCGTGGGTTCGAGTCCCATATGGCACATACGGACCTTTAGCTCAATAGGTTAGGGCAGCTGCCTCATAAGCAGCCGGGTCTGGGTTCGAGTCCCAGAGGGTCCATATGCAGTTTGTAAACAATGTGGTTTTTTCTTTCTCTTGTGAAATCCCTTTCTCTTTTCCCACAAAGTAGCAACTGCAACTCCCCGTGAGAATCAACCTGCGGACAAGTCAGCCGCAACCGTATAGGCGGTATTGGGGTAGATGCGCAGAATTGGTATTGCAGCAGACTGTAAATCTGTCATCTTCGGATATGTAGGTTCGAGTCCTACTCTACCCACTTTTGCCGCGATGCCACAATGGTACTGGGCTAGTTTTGAAAACTAGTGATCTGTAAAAGGACTGAGGGTTCGAATCCTTCTCGCGGCGCTTATCAGCAAACTAGGGTAGCTCCCGAAAAGCACATCCGCAGTGCCTGTTTGCTGGTTTAATTATGCGGAAAGCACATCACAGGTGTGCATCAATATCAAGCGGAGGTATTAGAATGAATTTTAAAGAGTTATTTGTAGACAAAAGTAACCTACTTATCGTAAATACAAAATTAGCTGTTATTTTAGGCGATTTAAACCAAGCGATTGTGCTCAATCAGCTTAATTACTGGCTTGAGATCAATAAAGCAGCGAATAAACATTTTATTGAGGGGAAATATTGGGTTTATAATTCTTATAACGAGTGGAAAAACAATAATTTCCCATACTGGAGTGAAAAAACAATTCAGCGAGTCTTTTTGAAATTAGAAAGTCGTGGAATTGTTTTGTCAGCCAACTTTAATAATAAGTCTTTTGATAAAACAAAATGGTACACTATTGATTTTGAAGTGTTAAACAAAATTATAAGTGAATATTCTGAGCCTATGTCAAGACAAAATGTCTCTGCGATGAGGACAGAATGTCCTGACGATAAGGACGAAGAGTCCAAACCAATACCAGAGAATACTACCAGAGAATACAATACAGAAAATACTGTTAAAGAACATGCTCTATTATCAACTAAAGTTGACAATAGAGATAAATACATGGTTTCGCGCACTAAAAGTGCTCAAAACTCAGGTGGCAAGCCACAAAAGAAAGAATCTACTGTTGATCCAGATGATTTTATCAAATCTAAGGAGTCAGTTCTTAAAGATGAGCTTCACAGACTGTATTCGAACAATCCTAGAAACATCTTTACTACAGAGCAACAGGAAAATGACTGGGTTGACAAGGAATATAACAGCCTGACTGCTATTATTTTTGAGTTTAACCATCAATACAAAGCATCTACAGGCTTTGATGCCAAGAATCTATCAGACGAGAGCCTTAAACGAGTTGCAAGAAGCTATATCAAGTCACCAGAATCTTTAAAAGATGACTATGATGACCTTCAAAGCAACAAGGTTTTGATCGAAGAGTATCTAAAAACTGATTACGGCAGCAAACATGGAGTGATTGTAAAGAGTTTATCACATTACATGTCTGGCAGCATCCGAGAAATGTTGTTTTATAAACACTTGTATTAACTTGCTAGCTATATACACGTACATTATGCTAGCTATATATATGTACGTTGATACAAGTATACACGTACACTGGAGGTGCAAATGCAGAATATAGAAATCAACTTTGGGGTTCGCCCATGTATTGTAACTCAAAATGGCGAAGAAAAGAAAGCGTTATTCCATATGTGGGAAAATTTTGCAAAGCCTGTTGCAGCGGATTTGTACATTGGCGGTTGTCCAGAGGGACAAATGAGCATGATATTTGGGCTTGTAGAGTATGAGGACGGCACGATGGGTGAGGTAAATCCGAGCCAGATTCGATTCGTTGACAGAAAAATCAAAGATTATGCTTTTGAGGAGGGCTGATTCATGGTGAAATATAGACCACACAGAGGAGCATTATGCGACGCAATGGCAGAAATGAGAATCTTTGATTCTGTCGAAGATATGTTCTACTACATTGTCGAAGACTGGAAAGCATATGGAAATCCATTTGATATCGGAGATTTAACCATAACGTGTGATGAAGGAAAAGACGAGCGCATTAACTGGAAGGAAGGCAGATATGTCTGCACTAGACGAATGCGAGAAAAGATTTTTGACACGCCGCAGTGTATTGGAATGTGTTCGATTGAATCGTAGAATGGAGATAATAACATGATGATTGCAAATAAAGTAAATGTAATGGGACAAGAATACCAAATTGTAAAAGCAAACCGTGACCAGTATAAGCAATGCGATATTGCGGACGGATGGTGCGATGCTTACGGCAAGAAGATTTACTATGTAGACCCTAATACAGATCCAGAACATGATTCGGTGGCGGCATCGCCAGAAGAACTTGTAAAACATATTTTACAGCACGAAATTGTCCATGCGTTTCTCATTGAATCGGGACTTGCAATTAGCTCATTAGTTACTTCTGGTGCTTGGGCGATGAATGAAGAAATGGTGGATTGGATTGCATGGAATGGCGAGAAATTGCATAAAGCGTGGAAGGAGGCAGGACTAGTTGATTAAAGAAGATGATTTGCAAACAAAAGTTGTGGAGCAAGCCGCCCTTATAGCGGCGGCACTCAAAAAAGGTAAAGACGTTGAGGTACGGCGAACCGCAGCTGGAATCAGCGTTGCCGAAGTAAGCAAGAAGGTTGTATACCGATGATTGATGTCATGATTAACATTGACTGCAGAGATGGAATGAAAAGTATACCTGACAAGTCGATTGACATGGTTTGCACAGATCTTCCATACGGGATTACAAGAAATAAATGGGATACTCCGATTCCGTTTGATGACTTATGGGGGGGCATTAACCGAATAATCAAAGACAATGGTGCAATTATCCTCTTTGCATCTGGTATGTTCACGGCAGACTTGATGAAAAGCAATTGCAAAATGTGGCACTATAATTTGATTTATGAAAAAGCAAATGCATCTGGATTTCTCAACGCGAACCGTATGCCACTTAGAGCGCATGAAGATATTTGCGTGTTCTATAAGTGTTTGCCAACATACAATCCGCAAATGAAAAACGGTATGCCTGTTAAACGGGTTCGAAAAACTCAGAAAGCAACATCAAAATGCTACGGAAACTATAAGCCAACTGACTATGAAAGCACGCAAAGATATCCAAGATCTGTGTGGAGATTTTCAAATGAAAACGGATATCATCAGACACAAAAGCCAGTTAAACTAATCGAAGAGTTGATTAAGACATATAGTAACCCAAACGACACAGTACTTGATATCTGTGCTGGAAGCATGACAGCAGCAATAGCAGCTGTGAATACTGGTCGCCATTACATTTGTTTTGAAAAAGACCCCGATATTTTTTCAAATGGCGTAAAAAGATTTAACGAATCAACCAATGGAGGACATGGACAATGAAATTAAAAAGACTAATTGTTACCCTTGTAACCGCAGCAATGTTTTCTAGCGCAGCCATTGGCTGTACAGAAGCCGATCAGGTAAGTTCTAATATCTCTAAGCAGGCGGACAACTTCAACGTGACTAGGAAGCTTACTGTTCTGAACGCAAGAACCGACACAGTTCTTCTGGAGCTGACTGGAACATTTGCATTAAAGAACAATACTTCTAATGAACTTGAAGTCATTATTGAGACTGCCGAAGGCAAATATCAGAAAGATTATGTATATCTGAACGACTACACCATGTACGTGGTCGAAGATATCTCCGGTTCCGAGGTAGACAAGTACCATTATGAGATCAATTTCTTGCCAGAATGGGGATTTAAGGCAACTCATCACGAGTAAACTTTACATTTACATAGTAAACACATGCAATACATTCAATTTAAAGGATCATAACAAGGGTTTGGAAATGAATTTTGCTGTGATAAAGCTTGAAAAACCTAGAAATCTGTCACCAAACACTTAGGAAAGGAGAAAAAATCTTTTATGACATACGAAGATGCTTTAAAAGCCTCAGAAAATGGTCAAAATGTAAGATTATGGACCGGTGAAGAGTATTTGCACCCAGAATATGTTAAGCAGACTCTTGACAACCTTTCAACTGTTCAAATATCTCATGAACGTTTAAGATCTTTGTTGAAAGCCTCAGTAAGTGATGATTGGGAAATTTATACAAAAGAAAGTCTGGAATGGGAAACCGGATATTATCGAAAGCGTTACGAATGCCTGAATCGCATACAAGATGATTTTTTTAAAGATCTACTTGGCCATGACCGCTATAACGATTATACAAATCAGTATTTCTGTAAGAAACTGATCGCTGCAGATGCGTTCCACACTCTTTATAGTCTAAAACGCAACCAAAAAATATTTATGCTTACAACTATTGTATTTTTAGCGACAACAATTATAGCCTTAATAGTTTAAAGGAGGAGTACACATGAGATTTTCAGAAGCATTTGGATTGATGAAACAGGGTGCACTGATAAAGCTTCCGTCATGGGCAGGCTATTGGTACTGGTCCAAAGAAAAGCAGACCATCATCATCCACACAAAAGATGGTGAGGAGTTTGATATTAGAAAAACAACTAATCCAGATTATACTTTTTCAAACATTGCATCCGATAATTGGATTGTTTGGCATTTGAACAGTGACAGCCTTAACAGCAGAGCTAAGAAGGCTATGCTTTCACAGCCAATGGCTGGCAAAACTGATGAGGAAATTGTTGCAACAAGAGAAAAGGCTGTTGCAGCTTTAGAGGCGAAGGGCTATGAAATCGTAAATACTCTTTTTACAGACGAGTGGTACAGCAACGAGTCAATGAAGGCACGCGGTGTTGTACAGATTCCACTCTGTTTCTTAGCAAAATCTCTGGAGAACATGAGCCTGTGCCATGCTGCATATTTCTGTAAAGGATGGGAAAATGCTCGTGGATGCCGTATCGAACATGATGCAGCTGTTGCGTATGGGCTAGATATCATCTACGAGGAGGATTAAGCACTATGGATTTCAGAGCTGCATTTTCCAATATGAAAAAAGGCATTCCAATGAAAAGAAAGAAATGGAATGAAGTCTGGTACTACGACAAATCAAAGAAAACCTTAATGGCGAAACACGATTCAGGAAAGCTTAAAGAACTTTTCAACATTCCTGACACTGCTGATATGACTTATATTTTTATGGGAATGCTTGCAGAAGACTGGGAAATTGCAAATAATTCTAGCGAATCGCAAACAGCTAACGGAAAACAATTATTCACATTTAGCAAAGCACTAGATTTACTAAAGCAAGGTTATAAAGTCGCCCGAATGTGTTGGTATGGAAGCGGACGTTTTGTTTTATATCGCAAAGGTTTGCCAGCCGGTCATCCCTGCGATAAAGGTACAGTAGATGCCTATTTAGAAGTTGATAACGGGGAGGGGCTTCTTAATTGTGATCCATATCTTCAAATGCGTTATATTGACGGCTCGCTTGCGATGTATCTCCCAAGTGTGGAAGATCTTTTAGCAGAAGATTGGTATATTGAATAAAAATGATGGGAGGAAAATGAAGAATCTAAAATATTGCACTCCACAAAGCAACTTAGCCGATGGTATACAAAAGTTACCTGCTGAAAAAATTCAATTTCGATATTTTCCACCAGGAATAGAATCAGAGAAGTCGGACTATTACAAACTAGCATGTTTATATATGGGGCTTACAGAAATGCACGACAGAAGCTTGACTGATGAAAGAAGCCGCTTTGATAATACTGAGGCATTTGTTGGTAACCAACATATATATCATCTTAGCCAAGTATACAGTTGTTATGTTCGAAAGTCTATAATAAATACTTATTTTGTGATGTGGAGCGATGTCCGAGAAGAAATAAAGAAACATCGCCGTTACTCTGCTCAACAATGGGTAGATGAATATGAAAGAATATGGAATCAGCACGGAGGAAATTAAATGGTTAGAGTAGGATCAGCAAGAATTGATGAGAATGGAAAAGTGATAGGTGGACAGTCAGGCGACCAGACAGGGCAGGAAGTGGCGATTGAGCCATGGTATCTGCACGATAAGGGCTGGGTTATAATCCGCGCAAAGGATGCAGCAGTGCGTGAGCGCATTGCACAGTGCATGGAAGCAGCGTGCACAAATAATAATATTGGCTATGATCAGTCTACGTCTTGGGATTTGTACGACAAGGCTAAGCAGTACGGATGGGATTGCAGCAAAGTTAACACCCCAGTGGAGACAGACTGTAGCAGCCTTGTACGTGTATGCGTGGCATGTGCTTTGCAGCGCGACATTCCGTGGTTTTCTACTGCCAACGAAGTTGAGGTTTTGGATGCTACAGATGAATTTGAAATCATCCGTGAGCCAAAATGTACAGAGTCCTCAGCATATCAGATGCGTGGAGATATTCTGTGTACAACTGTACAGGGACATACTGTAGTAGTACTGGACGATGGCTCTAAAGTGGAGTGCGAGATTATCTCAACTGGTAACACTACACTCTGTGGCAAGGGCATTGGAACAGCAGTTGCGCTCACACCTATGAACATCCGCACAGGGGCAGATACATCTGCAAAGAAGCTCGATACAATCAAAACTTCTGTAGCCGTAGAGGTCCTTGAAATCACCGCTTCTGGCTGGTATAAGATTGTATGGCCGGGAGAGGCTTGCGGATATGCCTTTACAAAGGCAGGAAGTGGCTATTACAGCTATTCTCCAAATACCAACGCACAAGTTATAAACTTAGGCGATAAAGTCCAATTCACAGGCAATAAACAGTATATGTCAGCATGGGCTGATAAGCCAATCACTGCAGTCCCAGAGGTTGCAACTGTAACAAGTATTTGTGAGAGTGGCAAGCATCAGTATCACATCATAGGCGATAACGTCTATGGCTGGGTAAACCGAGAGGATATAACGAAAAAATAAATTTAAAATGGCATAATCAAAATGGTGATTGTGTAACAGCCAAAATGGAGGCTCTTCTTTAAGTGTTAGGAAAGGAGGAGCCTCTTTTTTGTTTGAGCTAAGACAACACAAAGAACGTGTGGAGAATATACAGCGCCAGATCATCATGCAGCCTACATACAGCCAGCTCAGCACCTTATGTGGCGGAGCAAGACTGATTCTGCTTGACGCTAATGAGTTTATACCAAATCGTGATTTCAAGAATCTTGATGCGTATAGAGGGTATGGCGACCATGTAAATAGCTATGTCCGATGGTACTGCAACCGCAACAGAAAAGTAGAGGGTGACGAGTGGGACAAACTGTATTGGCAAACTTATCTTAATGGTGCGAGAGCAAGAATATTCAATGACTACTTACTGTTTTTGGAGCACAAGCGCGAACCTCGAAAGATGTTCTACAAGCCCAAAATTAAACAGTTTGAGAAGTTCCAGCTTATAGAATCTTATCAAGGTATGCTTGATGATAAGTACGACATTCTGTGTATATCCATGCCGCCTGGTACGGGCAAGGCACAGCCATTATATTCAAAGGTACTTACTCCAAACGGTTTTGCTCGGATGGGCGATTTAAAGGTTGGCGACAAAGTATTTGCTGCGAATGGCAATGAATCAACCGTAACTGGAATCTTTCCCCAAGGTTTACGTAAAATTTATGAAATAACGCTTGAAAACGGTTATAAATGTAGAGCATCTGATAATCATTTATGGTTATCAGTTTACGAAACTTCACTTGAAGTTTTTGAATGTCAAAAAGTTGTAGAGACTTCAAGAATGCTTTACAAACCAACTCACTTTTACATACCTTGTATTTCTGGTGAAAACTTCAACCATTTTGAATACTGTAGAATAAAATCAATTGAATATATCGGAAATGATGAGTGTCAGTGTATATATATTGATGATCCGTCACATTTATATGTCACTGACGATTATATTGTTACGCATAACACAACCCTACTCAAGTTCTTCCATTCAGCCGTAATTGGTTGGTTTCCAGACGATTACAGCCTGTTCTATTCACACTCAGGTGATATCACACGTATGTATTACGATGGTGTCTATCAAATGGTTGATGATTCACTTGAGTACGCTTGGCATGATATCTTCCCAGATCTAAAAATTACATCAACAAATGCATTGATGCAACAGTTCAATGTCGGAAAATATAAGCCATTTCCATCTTTGCAAACAACATCTGTAGGCGCGAAGAGTGCCGGAAAAGTTCGTGCAAGCAAATTTTTACTTACTGATGATATGATTGGTAGCCTAGAAGAAGCCTTGAACAAGAGCTACCTCGACAAGATGTGGGGAGCTTATACTGTAGATGCATTGCAGCGAAAAACAGTTGATAGCAATAATAATCCTTGCAAAGAGATCATGCAAGCAACACGTTGGTCAACTCAAGATGTTATTGGAAGGCTGATAGATATATACGATGGAAACAACCGCGTAAGGGTTATTTCTATTCCTGCCACAGACCCGGAGACAGGCGACAGCAACTTTGACTATGCAATAGGTGGCTTTACAAAGGAGTTCTTTGCAAAGCAAGCGCTGTTGATGGATGATGTGTCATACAACTGCCTTTACATGCAACAGCCAGTCGAAAGAGAAGGACTGCTGTTTCCAGAAGAAAAAATCATGCGATACAAGGAACTTCCGACCTCAAAAATTGAACGTATCACTGCTCAAGCCGATACAAAATCAACAGGTACTGATTTCTTCGTTCTTCCAGTACTTATAAAGTACGAAGGAAAAGATTTGTATTACTGCGTAGACTGTGTGTGTAGTAATTCTTCTGATTATGAAGCGCAGTACGAAAATTCTGCAAACCTCCTTGCTGACAACAAGGTTGAAGATTGTGAGTTTGAGGGCAATAGTGGTGGAGATCGTGTCTCTCTTGAAGTTGATAAACGCGTTCTTGAAAAAGGTTGGATTTGTAACATATCATCTCGAATGACTGAAACAAACAAGGAAGCAAGAATATATCAATGCTCAAACTGGATATTACAGCACGTTGTCTTTAAAGACAAAAAACTCTATACACCAAAAGAGCCATACGGTGTAATGATGTCTCTTTTGGCTCAGTATTCCACCAGTGGAAAAAAGCAGCTTGATGACGTACCAGATACATTCGCAAACTTTGCGCTGCGCATACAGCGCAGAAAACCAAGACCAACAAGAATCATTAACAGCATCTATTAAGATTGGAGACATGTATGGATACAAAACACTATCTTTCACAAATTAGCGTACTTGATCTTAAAATATCAAACAAGATCTATGAAAAAACACAGTTAAAGAATATGCTTTGTTCGGTTCCGAGTTGTGTAAAAGATGTCAATGTGCAAACTGGACATGCCACAGACAAGACTGCATCTACGATTTGCAAGTTGGTAGATATGGAACGCGAAATTGATTCAATGATCGATTCTTTTGTGGACTTAAAATCTAAAATCATTGTTCAAATGGAGCAGCTTGAGTTCAAGTATTATAATATACTGTTCAAGCGTTACGTTGCACAGCAACAATGGTGTGAAATAGTAGATGAGTTACATTTTACACAACGACATGTTTTCAAGCTCCACAAAGAAGCATTAAACGAATTTGAGAAAAAGTTTGGGAGTGAATATCTGGACCAATAAAAAAATAGCAGGGGAAGCAAAATTCTCCTGCTATTGATGTTTCAGCAACTTTGATTTTCCTGAAATTCCTTTAAATCACTTTTCAACTTATCCATAATTTTGCTCGTGTAATTGTTATTCTTACGCTCTGTAAAGTTTTGGAATGCCTGTGTCCCCCTTGCAACCGCCTGTGATTTCTGATTTCCTTCCTGCGGTGGCTTTGATGCTATATCTTCCTGCATGAGTTTTCGCAAATACGAAAAGCGACTACGGATGCGCTTCTGTTCATTCCTGCGTTTAATCTCTGCTGCCTTCTGTGCCATATACTGGTAGTAAGCCTTTTCCAGATCTTCCTTCTGACAGCTAGGCAACTTGTGAGTTGGCACTGTTACGAGCAATGTTTGAAGCTCGTCCAATTGTGCCTGTGATAACTTCCATTCTTTCAATGCAGCTTCCCACATCGGGCGATCTGGATCCCCTTCTTTCGGCGCTGGCGCTTCTGGAACTTGCACTTCCAATATAGGTAATGTTTCGACTTCAAATCTTATACCAACTACCGTTCGCCCTTTCTTAATGGGTTCATATGTATACCGGCATTCAGTTTTTTCATCCATTTCTTTCTGAACACGTTTCAATATCTTTTGATTGAAAAACTTGTATTCTTTATACAATTCCTCTTTATCACAATCAAGTATTTGCCTTAATTCATCAAGCTGCACTTCCCAACTTTTTCGAAAACGGTTTTGCTCAAGATACGTAAACATGATATAAGTGTAACGGCTTGTGAGTAATGTTATGCAGCGCAGCTTATACCGAAGATATCCGAGGTTTTCAATATTAAAAAAATACTTCATTGCTTTTTGAGAACACTCTAGCTTTACTTGCCACAGACCGTAATCATCTTGCTCTGCCGTTGCTTCTTCAAATAACGTCACCAATCTAAAACCTTGTTTTTCACTATCATCTTGCACTTCTATTACATTTCCCATAAGATGCTTTAATCTTGCCTTGAGGTCTTGATTGTTGATTTTTTTTACTCCTAAAATTTTTTCAAGTTCGCCTTTCTCAAAAACAACCGTTCTCCTGTCTGGCTTGTGACTGTCTATTCGTGATAAATAAGTGTCAAGTATCTTAAATTCTGCAAGCGATAGCTCGGAACGCCACAAGGAAAACAGCGGTAAACTTTTTTGAACAGTAAGTTTGTCTCCATTTCCTAAACTGGTTATTGGCCCAATCTTTTTTCTAGCCATGTGTAAAACCTCTCTTTCTCTACTTTTATATTTATTATAGCACCATAAGTTACCATTGTAAATATAAAATTGTTACCTTTTTATATTTTATGGAATTTCTTGGTTACTCATGCGGAATTTCTTGGTTACTCATGCGGAATTTCTTGGTTACTCATGCGGAATTTCTTGGTTACCTATGCATATCAAAAAGCTAGTATTTATGCGGATTTCAAAGCTCCCGTAATCAAGAGAGTAATCAAGAGAGTAATCAAGAGAGTAATCAAGCTATCAATCAAGGAAAGCATTGGTAGACAGATAAAAAACAATTCAATATTAACTATGATATTTTAATTGGAATTTCATGGTTACCTATAACACTAAAACCTATCATTTAATATCACTAAATGACACAAGATATCATCTTGAATACATGCTATTACTATGATACTCTCAACAATAGAAAAGTATGAAATAAAGTTAATTGCGCCATACATATGTAAGGCGCTTTTTTATTACCCAAAAAGGAGACAGCCATGTTAACGATTAGAAGCAAGAGTATATCGCTGTCAGGAGACAGCACAGTAAATGATCAAGTGATTTTTGCGTTTCAGACAAAAATCAATTCAAACAATCCTAAAGAGGTACAGTTTAGCAACTGGATAAACAACCATGAGTTATACAAGCAGAACCGGAAGGAATGCAATTCCGATTACGAGTCTTTCCAGGACGAAGTATACAAATTGCAAGACTCGATGCTGCCGTCAGCTGAAACGCTATGAGTAGCCAGATAATTACATGCCCCAATTGTGGAAGGATTATTTTCCACTATGACAAGAAAGCGACAAACGCTTTTGAAGTGCAATGTAGGAAATGTGAGCAAATGGCTTGCATTCTTACACAGGACGGTATTGTGCAGTCAGTTAAGCCTATAAAAAAGATACAAGCTAAAAGCAGCAGCAGCAAAAGATTCTATTAAGAAAGGAGGGCGAACAGAATGTGGATACTAAAGGGACGTCAAAAGATATATACGGACGCAAAAGAAATCACTGCCGACAACATAATCAAAGAATTGTCAAAAGCATATGAGAAGCATAAATTTAATCGGTTAGAGATGCAATATCTTATAGATTTTGAAGCCGGCGATCAACCACTGGACAGACCCAAAATTGTTCGCCCTGAGATCAATATTAAAGTAACTGATAATGCCGCAAACTACATTACTGATTTCAAAATGGCGTATTTCTGGGGAACACCAGCAATGCTGATACAGCGATCTGACAAAGACGCTCACAAAACACCAGCAGACTTAGACGATGAAGGAATATCTGCACTTAATGAAATGCTTACAAATGCCTGCGACATTGGTTACAAGAATCAGGAGCTTGGCAATTTTGTTGAGAAAGTAGGTGTGGGATACCGACTTGTTGACGTTAAAACCGATTTTGAAGAAGATGACGAAGCTCTTGTGGATATATATACGTTAGACCCAAGATATGCTTTTTGCGTATATAGCAATGATGCCAAACAAAAGAAGCTAATGGGAGTAACATACAGAACGGACAATGGTGAACAATATTTCACGTGTTTTACCCCCAAGATGCGCTTTGAAGTCTCAAAAGGTAAAATTGTTAAAAAATCATTAAATCCGCTCAAAAAAATAGCGATAGTCGAATACGAGAGATCTGTTGACAGAACAGGCTGCTTTGAGAGGCAAATATCAGATTGTATCGAACTTAACACGCTAGTCTCTGATTTTGCAAACCTTACAGCGCAGCAAACTCAGGAGATATGGTGGGGCAATGATATTGATTTCCCAGTTGACCCCAAAACTAAGAAGCCTATAAAAGTGAAGTCGGGGCAATGGTTGCTTACTAGCACAACACCAGATGGAAAGACACCGCAAATCAAGGCACTATCTAATGCATTTGATACAAACGCAACATTAACAGCGATAGATACACGCTGGCGAAGAATTTTACAAAAATGCAAAGTACCTACACAACAAGATTCAGAAGGCGGTGGTTCCACGGGAACGGCAATGGATATGTCTAGTGGATGGAGTGCAGCTGAGATTGATGCTGTGCGTGAGGAACAGATTGTGAGCAAGGCACAGCGAGAGGAACTTAAACTTATCATAAAAGTACTCCAATTAACTCCATCAAATGTGCTTAAAGACGATGATCCAATCAAAAGAGTACATGTTGGAGACATCAATTTCCACTTCTCAAGAAGAAAGAACTATGACATGTCAGTCAAAGCAAATGCTTTATCAACCCTCATTAAGACTGGTGTACATGGTAGACATGCACTTAAATTTATTGACGGTTTTGAAGACACCGAGGCTACATGGAACGACAGCAAGGAAATGATAGAAGCAGTGCAAAGGGCTGCTGCATCAAGCGGAACCACAGCAACGGAAGACAGTGAACCAACTGATAGACAAATAGATCAGTTGGAAACAAGCCCTATAACTGGGAAAGTATAAGGTGATGATATGGCACAGATATTTGGATTTGATGAAATCGAAAAGATACGGTCCATGCCATACAATAGATTTTTTGGCGAAATGAGAATCACAAAAAAGCAAAAACAAGAGCGCATTGAATTTTCAAATAAAATTGAAGATGATATGCGTTTTTTAATTTTACTCATCCTGATTATGAAAGAGACAGGTAGAGTTAATGTCAAGAAAGCAGCAGAACAATTTGAAGCAAAATTGCTGAAATGGATTGCACGATATATTGATCTTGACAGCGAGACAAAGGCTTATATATCAGATTTTTGTTTATCCACAGCACAAGTAACGGCAGACCATGTGAACGAAAAATATTATGTCTCGGAAGACCGAATACGTCTGGTCAGTGAAAACACAGCCCTTGATTTTTTAAACCATAAAGACTTCAAAGAGGCGGCCAGAAATAAAACATACAAAACATGGAACACAATTATAGATGGAAAAGAACGCGAAACACATCACAAGGAAGATCAAACAACAATACCAATAAACAACTACTTTTTAGTAGGCAAAGCACTTATGCGGTATCCGCACGATATGACAGTTGCTTTTACTAACCCAGAGGAAGTAATCAATTGTCGCTGTTGGGTGACGTACTCTTAATTTATGCAAAGAATAGGCTCTTTAAACGAAGGTTTGAAGGGCTTTTTGTTTGCACAAAATTAGGGCAAACAAGTCGGAGACGGACTTTAAGGAGCAAAACAGCTCAGAGAAGAGCTTAATAATCGCACAAATCAAAGCGGAGAGAACCGCACAAACGCAGAAAGGAATGAATCTATGAAGACTCAGCCGATTTTCAGAACATTTGAACGCAATGCCACCAAGAGAAAATTAAACCTGCAGCTTTTTGCAGAGCCGACACCGGAGGTTGAAACTCATGAAGAGCCAAAGGGATCAGGTGATGATCACGAACCGGAAACTGATGTTGATGTATTAAGGGTGCAGCTTGCACAGGCAAACGCACAAATTGCGAAACTCACAAACAAAGCTGATGCACTTGCATCTGAGAACGCAGCCAAAACAAAGCAACTCAGAGAAAAAATGACTGCTCAAGAGCAAGAAGCAGAAGCAAAGAAAGAAGCAGAAGCCGAGAGGGACAAGCAGTTCAAGGCGATGCAGCGTGAGCTTACGATCATGAAATCTACCAATACGTACATGGACACTTTGGAAATGTCTAAGGAAGTAGCACAGCAGTACGCCGAGGCAAGAGCTGACGGAGATGGAGATAAGGAAAACGAAATCTTGAGGCAGCACATGAAAACGCTCAAATCAAAGATGATGCAGGAGTTTCTGGCGGAGCGCGGCGAAGTCAATGCCGGCCATGGAGACAGTCACGAGAGTAAGGCTGTTGAACTCATGAAGTCACTACCGACGTATTCAACAGAGGTCGACGAAAGTGTTTTGAAGCAATACATGTAAAGAAAGGAAGTAAGAAATGGCAAGAGGAGACATGAGATATGCAACAACCGAGATACGTCCATCCGGTGCAGAGATCTTAAACAGAGAGGTGTTCGAAGGAGTGCCAATGACTATTGATTTTACAGATGTCAGCACTACTGATAGCGATACCGGAGAGAAGGTTGTAAAGGCAGGAAGTGTAATTAGTGGAACAGGAACAGTAGTTGCAGCAACACCATGGACAGGCGGAGCTGGAATCTTACTTTTTGATGTGTATGAGCATCGGCCGCAAGGAACGATTCTTAAGAAGGCATACATTAACAAGTCAAGAGCAGAACAGAATGCAGGAATCACCTATGATGCAGACTTAACCAAGATCCTGCCTATGATCGTGGTTGAATAAAAAGGAGGAGCAATGGCAGTTTTAATTACAGATATTTATGATTCACAGGCAGTTGCCGCAAGACGTACACAAGATCCAAGTAATGCCATGGGCTTTGTCGGAAAGGCTTTTTTCCCAAACAGAAAGAAGCTGGGCTTGTCATTAAAATGGATTAAGACACACAAAGGCTTAAATGCCATCTTAAAGCCAAGTAATTTTGACGCAATTCCGATGATCAGAGCCCGTGAGGGATTTAAGCAGGAGTCTACAGAGATGATCTTTTTCCGTGAGAGTATGACTGTACGAGAGGAAGATTTAATGCGACTTATGGAGATCGAAGACGCTAATAGTCCATTCATCGGAGACATTATATCATCAATTTACAATGATGCTGCAAGGCTTATTGATGGCGCAGAAATCGCCGCCGAAGTAATGCGAATGGCACTGCTTGCACCAAAGGACGGAAAACCATCTATCGCAATAGGAACCGGGGAGCAAGAGAGCGACAATATGGTTTATGGCTACGATTACGATGGCGATGGAACATATAAGCAAAAGCATTATTTAAAAATTCAAGGCACTGATACGTGGGACCATCCTGACACGGCGAAGCCGTTAAAAGACGTTCAGCAGGGTACTAAATATTTAAAATCAATCGGAGTACTTCCTCGCTATGCGATGATGAACAGTACTACCTTTGATTACCTCGTTGAGAACGAGCAGATCAAGAACGCTTTAATTACTTCTTCCGGTAAGACGGTTGATTTTACCGATGAAGCAACCGTTAAGGAGATCTTTACGCGAAAGACAGGTCTGACACCTATCATTTATGACAAGATGTACATTGACTACAAGGGAGAGACTCAAAAGTTTTACCCGGATGACAAAGTAACCATAATCGGCGCAGGAACACTAGGATCAACATATTATGGTGTAACACCAGAAGAGCGTACATTGATGTCAAATAAAAATGTGGATGTTGCCATGCTTGACAACCGCATTGCAATTGCGACCAAAACCGAGCAGGGACCACCTATTAAGACAACAACCAGCGTATCACAGATTGTGCTTCCATCATATGAGGGCATCGACAGCACATTTGTACTTGACGTCAAGTAATGAAATTTGATCACATGATCAAGCTTAACGGGATCTACTATGCAGCTGGTGAAGACGTCCCAATGGAAGAAAAAAGCGATGCCCCAGAGATTGACGTCCCAGTGGAAGAGAAAATTGAAATTCCAGAGTTGCAAGTTGATGATGAGCCAAAGCGAAGAGGTAAGAAACCAAAAGCTGTTTGATGGAGGTGAGAAAGTATGAGTTATACAGACAACCTTGCAGACGAGCTTTTTTTTGATTTGCAAGTTGAGCTTTCAAATGATGAAGAAGGCGGCAGCTTTTCAGAATCGCTACTCAAGCAAAAAATCAAAAGCGCAATCAGGGAGGTCAGGGACAAAAGAAGATATCCACTTGGATACACGGACGGAATGATTGCACAAGATTTAGACAGGTACTATAGCCAGATCCGAAATTTGGCTTTGTACGATTATAACTCGATTGGCTTTGAGGGCGAGAGTCAGCACAGTGAGGATTCCATTCAGCGAACAATGGTAGACAGAAAAACGTTGTTCGCTGGAATAATACCGTTAGCAACAGTCTAAGAAGGATGTTCGCCAGTGTGTTTGCAATGCTTGTGAATACGCTGGCAGGGTGCACATTAAAGCGGCGGTGGGCAATGTGCAAAAATATAAGCAGGAGATATAAAGATGCAAGAGCTTTTATTACAAACATACACAATCATCCTTCCAATTGCTTTAGGATACATTGTTTGGCTTCTGCAGCAACAGAAGAAAGACAAGAACGCGAATGAGAGAGGAACCATGCTGTTATTGCGTGTGCAACTGATCGAGTATCACACAAAATACATGCGGCTAGGGGAGATACCATCCTATGCTTATCAGAACTTCGAGGAAATGTATGAAGCCTATCATGATTTGGGCGGAAACGGTATGGTTAAAAAGATGTATGAAGAGATCAAAGAGTTACACATCAAGAGTGGAGGAGGTAAATAAAATGGATATATCGAGCATGACTACCGTGATTGCAATTGTAGTTATTTGCTATTTAATTGGGCTTGCAGCCAAGACAATTCCAGCAGTCAAGGATAATTACATTCCAGTTATTGTGGGCGCTTTTGGCGGCATTCTGGGGGCTTTAGGAATGTATGTCATACCAGACTTTCCGGCACAGGATATTTTGAATGCGATTGCTGTCGGCATTGTATCAGGTTTATCTAGCACTGGTGTCAATCAGGTATACAAGCAGCTGAAAGATGGCACGGACAAGTAGAAGAAATCGCCAGCAGATGTGGTATTCATACCAAGTTGGGAAAGCACCTGGATATCTGAGAGATGAAAACGGTGACATTCAGTATGAGAGCTATGTTGGAGCTGATGGGGAAGTATATTTTTATACCGATGACGAAGGTAAAAAAATCCCAAAAGAAAGCGGTGAAATGGAAGTGCTTTACAGCAATCCTATAAAGTTTTGGGGGACAATCACATCGCAGCTAAAAAACGCTGTCATGCGAGCATGGGGCAGTGATAGTACAAACAATTATGCTACGCTCATCTTAGCTAAACATGCAAAAGACTCTAGCGGAAACAAACTTAGCTTGACGTTTGGAGCAAGAATCTGGCTACACTCAGAAATCAAAACGAAACCAAACGGATCACCAGATGAAAATTCAGCTGATTATCAAGTGAGTGGAATCATGAATGAAGCACTGAATGAAACGTCTTACTATCTGCAGGTATTGCAGCAAAGCGAGGAAAAAACCTAATGGCAAAGGCTTTGGAAATAAAGGTGAGCGGAGTAGATGAAGCCATAAGGATGTTGGAACATTACCAGAAAACGTTCCAAACGCGAGTAGAGCTTTTCATGAAGAAGCTTACTGATTACGGAGTTGAAAAAGCAACAGAAGAAGTCTTGACGATGGATGCAGTATTTACTGGTGAACTTGTAAATAGCATTCACTCAACCGAGATAGAGAGCAACGCAGAGCGAGTTATCTTTGCAGTAGAAGCTGATTCAGAACATGCTATCTATGTAGAGATGGGAACAGGAATCATAGGCGCTACTACTCCGTATCCAGGCAAGCTCCCGGCTATTTATGCGCAAGGAAAAACAATTAGAAAAACGGCAGATGGTAGATATGGTTGGTATTATCTGGGGGGAGATGGTAAGTGGTACTTTACAGAAGGTATGCCGTCAAGACCATTCATGTATCACGCCGCAACACAAATGAGACATGATATTGAAAAAATTGCAAGGGAGGTGTTTGGATAGTGGCTCAGAATCAATGGGTCATCGACCTTGAGAGCAAGGTATTATCCCTTGTGAAAGGCAAGACATACAGCAAGCTAAAGAAAAGATATCCACAAATAATGTACACCACCTCAAATATAAGCAATGATTCACAGCGTAATTTTCCGTGCGTGTACGTCCATCAGTTGGGTGGAAGCGAAGCAAACTCCGATCTGGAACGCACAAGAATCAACACTATAGTGGCAGGATTTCAGATTGAAGTGTATAGCAACACATCACAGCTAGACTGCAGAACCATAATGGCAGAAATTATGGACTGCCTAAAAAAACTTATGTTTGATGTAAAAATGTCACCATATGCGGACAATCAATCACCAATATATCGTTATGTAGCACGTTTTGAAAGAACATTTGATTGGAATGATATTTTTTAAGCTCCATCGGCAAGATGGGGCTTTTTTAGTAGGAGGAATACAAAATGGCAGTAGGTTTAAAAAGTAGAATCATCTACAGAGAAAAGACAAAGGAAGATGGCGCAGCCGATTACTGGGCAGGTGAATATAAGCTCTTGATCAGAGCAAAATCAATTCCATCACCTTTCGGCACTGTCAACATGGTTGATACATCAACCTTGGAAGACTTGATAGAGACTCAGGAACAGGGAAGAAGAGCAGCTGCATCAATGGAAGTACCAGGTGCATTTGAAAAAAAATATAAGGATGAACTAGTTAAAAACGAGGGAAAACAATTAGATATCTGCATCCTTTACGGCACAGATGGAAAAGGTTCAGAAGGAATTGTGGCTTTTGTAGGAACAGAATCTTTCGCACCAGACGAGGCAACAGAAGATCACCTCACAGGAACAGCAACAATTGCCACAGTAACCGTTCCAAGGTGGATTGAGGATAGTTATACCGTATCTGTAACAGAAGATGAGAATGGTTATCCAACATCAATTACACTGGCAAAGAAAGAAATGTAACAGCTATATTCGGGAAGCGTGAGCTTCCCGTTTTTTGTTTAAAGGAGAATGAATTATGAAATTTATGAATTACGAAATTAAGTTTGGAATCGAAGCAACTACAAAGAGCGGAATTTTAAAGAAGATTAAAGAAATTCAACAGTCCAGCGATGATGAAGTTCAACGATCCAATGGTGATTTTGTTGACGATATCGAAATGATGCTTAATATGGTTCCGGAGTTTTTGCTTGTGGGACTGCAAAAAAGACATAAGGATGAGTTTGGGTATGATTACAACACAAATAAAGGTAAGGAAGAGGCAACAGCAAAGGTATGCGAATTGATTGATGAGTATACCGACCAGGAAGATTCGAGTATCAAAGAGCTGTTTGAAGAGCTGCTAAAAGAGGTGATGCAAAATGGTTTTTTCAAGAGGGAAGTTCTGCAGATGAAAGCGGAGAAAGAAGCGAAAGAGCAAAAAACAGAGTAATAGATCCAATTGATTATTACGATGAAAAGCTACTTCCGTATTTTTTGTGTGTTACGCAACAATACGGCTTTACTGCTGAAAAAATAGGCGATATGTGTCCGTGCGAATTAAAACCATATGAACTTGCTTACAAGCTGCATCAGCAGCAAGTCGATATGCAAAACCACATGCTTGGCAGGTACGTGAGAATGTCTATCTTATCAACACTGGGTAACAGCCAGTGGTTCAAAAGTAAGCATACACCGCCGTTCGAATATCCAGATATGCCTTTCTTGCAACAGGAGGTAAAGAAAAGTGAAAACGGTAATGTGGAATCTAACGAAGAAATCGCAGTATACGAAATGAAACAAAGAATCAGGCAGCTTGAAAAGCAAGGCTTGCCAGAGAGCCCGATCTAAGGGAGGAGGGATAAAATGAGTGAGGTCAATATTGATTCGATACGGATTGAAGCTAAAACAAATATCAAAGAAGCTATATCTGATATTGAAGCATTGAAACAATCCCTAACCGGATTGGGCGACAACAAAAGCGGGATTGACCGCTACTCAACATCTGTAAATGGATTAACGCAAAGATTAACGCGACTGACAGGGATAACCAACAAGACAGGAATTGCAGCAGTCGAAAAAAGTGTAAGAGAACTGGCGGAAGCATCTATTAAGCTTAACAACTTACAGCTTAACGAAAAGAAGGGCTCGATTTTCTCTGAGGACACATGGAAAAGAGCCATGGAGAACGTGGAAAGTGCGATGGAGAATGTAAAAAATACCATCGCACAGAACGTTAAGGAGATCAGACAGCTAGACGGTGTTGAAAAGGCTTTTGATAACTATATCAAAAAAGCTCAAAACATAAAGATCCCAATTGGCGTAAAGAACGACTTAAATGTAGATAGAGAATTTGCAAATCTGCGAAGTGTACTTGGCAAGAATTTCTCCACAACAAATAGCGGTACGGATTTTGTGACGTTCATAGACGATATGAACAAGTCAATAAATACCACATTTGATACTACAAAAAACGCAACAGATCTGTTCAAGGATGTAGTGGAGCGTTTAAGGGATATACGCAAGGAAGCTGTGATGTCATCACAGGATGTTATCAAAAACGGCTTAATTCCGGTACAAGAGATTGAATCCGAACTATCAAAATTTGCTGCAAAAGACATACCTAACCTTAGCGAGAAGTATGGGATTACGGAAAACGATGTTTATGGCGGCAAAAAACTATCAGAAAACAGCGGAACAGAAAGCGTAAAAGAAGTCACAAGCGCCATCGGGCAGAAGACCAGAGCATTTGAAAAAGAACAGCAGACTGTAACCGATGTTGTGAACAGTGAAATGAAAGACCTTATCAATTTAAGGTCAACCATTGAATCTGTTACGAATGCTGTAGGAGATGGAAAAGGTCTGGCAGGAGCATTCAAAGGGCTTAAAGAACTTGGCTTGGGCGAACTGGCTTCTTTGAAAAATATTGATTTCTCTGGAATTGCAAAGCTGAACAGGGAAAATTTAAAATCAATAATCGGAAAAGAACATACTGGACTATCAGATGCAGAAAAGAACATCATTCAAAATGCAGCGAATAAAGCCACTGCGCCAGAGAGCGTGCCGTGGTTAGAAGACTATAAAAATCTGATACAGCAAGCAAGGGAAGAAAGTCAAAAGTTTTTAGGTGAATTTTACGTTCCTGAGAGTGTCGAAGAGCTTCAAACTGAATTTGTGGGAATCTCAAAAGAGATAGTACGTTTGAAAGAAAACATGCAAGAAGCATTGAGAACTCTTGATACTGATGGTGTATCACAGATGGTTAATGACTTGTCGCAAGCGATAGCTTATGCGAATGATTTATCAACTATTGCAGCTCAAAAAGGTATAACGCTTAGACAGCCAAAAAGTGAATGGCAAGAGTATCCACCAAGCAGTTTTCCAGAAGAACTTCGTGGCAACGGCTTATCAAACGCAATGAGTCAAACTGCGAGGGAAACAAGCAACGCTTCAAACCAGCTAAGACAATACAATGAAGATGTATCAAAAGTAATCAGAACAGAACAGACATTTAAAGATGCCTTGGCTGCTGTTGCGCAAGAACCACCAATATTTAGAGACATGCCAGAGGATATCAACAGGCTGAACCGAAATATGCAGAAATTGCCAATTAGCCTATCCCAGTTAAAATCAGATATAAGTGATTTGGCAGGCATCATGGGTGGATTTGCAGGAAAGGCGATATCTGTAGCTGGTGCAATTGGCAAAATAGGATCTTTTGCAACAAAAGTAAATAAGCAGATATTGTCATTTACAAAAAACTTTGCAAAGTTGTCATGGGAGTTTCTAAATTTTGGTTCAGCCAAAAACGCATTATCTGGACTAAAGAGTCCATTCAGCCAGTCCTCAGCCAGCCTCGGAGATTTTAACAAAAAATTAAAGCACGGAATTACAACTGTGTTGCGCTACGGTTTCGGAATCAGATCTTTGTATGTGCTGTTTAACAAGCTACGATCAGGAATTAAGGATGGAATCAACAATCTTGTTATGTTCAGTGACAGGGCGAATAAGAGCTTATCATTGCTGACATCTGACATGTCATATGTTGGAAATAGTGTAGCTGCGGCATTTGAGCCGATACTGAATATTGTTGCGCCAGTCATTGATCAAATTGTAGATTATGCAGTTGCAGGAATCAATGCCGTAGGTGCTTTCATAGCATCAATAACAGGGCAAACGTCATACACGGTAGCTGTAAAAAACATCAAAGACTATCGCGACAGTTTAAACGGCACAGCATCTGCAGGAGATGCAGCAAGCAACGCAACTGATAAGTTAAAAGACAAGACCGATGAGTTAAAGCGTGAGTTAATGGGATTTGATGAAATTGAAAAATTTTCGGAAGATCTCGATAACGCAGCTAACAGCGGTTCAGGAAGTGGAAGTGGAAGTGGTTCTGGAAACGGCTCAGGAACGGAAGATCCTATACTTTTTACAAAAAAGGATATACCAGGAGCGGTATCTAACTTTGCAGATCTCGTAAAGGATGCTTGGGCGAAATCTGATTTTACTGACATCGGTAAAATAGTTGGAACAAAACTCCGTGACGCACTTGATTCCATTGACTGGGAGCCAATCAAGGAGCAGGCAAACAAAATTGCCAAAGTCACAGGAACATTCATAAACGGCTTCTTTGAGACGGAAGACCTTGATAAGAGCGTTGGAAGAACACTTGGAGAAGCAGTTAACACAGCTGTAGGCGCAATCAATACCTTTATTGACACAACTCACTGGGCATCACTTGGCGAATTTATGTCAGGCGGACTTAGAAGTGCGATAGCTACTATTGATTGGGATGACCTTGGAAAGACTCTGAACGCCAAATACAAGGCTTTGTGGAGCTTCCTTGATGGATTTGTAGTAGATATGTCTAAAATCAATTTTAGCGGCACTACAGGGTGGCAGGAAGCAGGTAATGCACTTGCAAGTACAATCAATAGCATTTTTGCAGATAGAGACTACACAAAAACTGGGCAAACCATTGCGACTGGAATCAATGGAATCACATCTGCGCTAACAACAGGAATAGAAGGAATTGATTTTAATTCAATATCAAGAAATTTTTCAGACGGAATCAACAGCGTATTTTACAAGGTAGATTGGCAAGCAATCGGCACAATGCTATCCGATGGACTGAATAAAGCAACTTCATCATTGCTGACTTTCTCAGTAACGGTTGACTGGAAAAGAATAGGCTCAGAGCTTGCAAGTTCTGCAAATACTTTTTTGGCTAAGACTGATTTTAGCCAAGCAGGAAAAGCGCTAGGCCAGGCATTTAAAGGTGCACTATCCGCAATTAACGAGTTTGCAGCAACATTTAACTGGCGCAGCCTAGGAATTGACATCAACAATTTTATCAAAGGGATAAACTGGATGGGTATTTTAAAGACCTCAGCAAATGTAGTTGCAAATACATTTTTTGGATTGTTTGAAACTGCTTGGGCGGCTGTTTTTGGTGGACCCGATACAAAGTATACAGCTATCGCGGATAACCTGAATAAAGCACTTTCAAAACTTAAAATCGAATGGCCAGCAATGGAACAGGAAGAAATTGAGAAATTTGAAAACGTTTCCATAATTGTCGATAAGTTCCTTGAACTGAATGAGAAGCTGAAAAAGAACGGAAGCCTATCCGAGACGGACATGTCACTATTTAAAACCTACTATGACCAAATTGTAGAGTATGCACCGCAAGCCGCAAAACTAATAGGTGAAGTGGGAACAGCTTATGAAGGCACAGATCAGGCTTTAAAAGCATTGATAGCAAGCCAAAAGAATGCGGCTATTGCAGAAGGCTTTAAAACTGCAATGTCAGACGCGGCTAAAGTTATGGCTGATTCAGCTATTGCTCTTAATGGTGCAGTAGATGAACTTGTAAGTAGTGTAATCACAAATAAGGACAGCGTGTTCTCGTACTGGAATCAGTTAATGGGCGGAAATGGCACAATGGCAGAAATGACAAAAACCATGGATAGCCTGTTCAAAAAAATGCGCGAAGGAAAATACGATGTCGATAGCTTGCAAGGATCAGAAGCAATTTTAGCTCATGCGATAGGCTTAACAAGCAACAGTCTGCAAGAGAAAATGCTAAACGTGGATAGGTTAACAACCACTTTGAACAAGTCAGAAACAGAGCTTGACAAAATGAGCGAAGCTTCAACCAGATACTCAGCCGAGATTGATACAGCAAGCATAAAGACAGAATCATTTGGCACCAACCTTGGAAAAATAAAATTCACAGGTGTTTGGAAATCTTTAAAAGATGAATTGAAAAATACGTTAGATGATGTAACAGAAACACTTAAACGTGATGATTTTACGTTAGGAATCAGCAATACCTTAACTGACATGTTTGATCAGAAATTTAAAGTGAATTTAAAGGCAGGATCACTTGATACCAGTGAGCTTACCCAAAAAGACAAGACAATCCAAGGTGCATCAGCAAATGTTGTGAGTGCTAAAAATGCACTTCCAGACTATGCAAAAAAGCTTGATTTGGTAGCAAATTTGACAAGCAAACAAGATTCAATTGCCGATAGAGTGATCAGCGGTTTAACAGGTTGGATGACAGACTTCCAAAATAGAGTTCCGGAGAACAACCGTTGGTTTAGCGGTTTAACAGGTTGGATGACAGACTTCCAAAATAGAGTTCCGGAGAACAACCGTTGGTTTAGCGGTTTAACAGGTTGGATGACAGACTTCCAAAATAGAGTTCCGGAGAACAACCGTTGGTTTAGCGGTTTAACAGGTTGGATGACAGACTTCCAAAACAGAGTTCCAGAGAACAATCGTTGGTTTAGCGGTTTAACGGGTTGGATGACAGACTTCCAAAATAGAGTTCCAGAAAACAACCGTTGGTTTAGCGGACTAACGGGTTGGGTAACGTCATTAGGAGATTCGATCCCTACATCTGGAAAATGGTTCAGTGGAATTTTAGGATATGTTAATCAGGTTCAGAAACAATCTGGAATATCGCTAATTCTTTCAGGGATAACAGCATTTATTTCAAGCATAGTTTCAGGTACTAAAAAATCCACAGGCGGAGCCTTTTATGGTGGAAGATGGCATGATATACCACAGTTTAGCAGTGGAGGAGTTATTACAAAAGACTTCATGTCAAGCCTTAGCGCCATTCCGCGATATGCAGGTGGTACTGTAAATGCAGGTTCGATGTTTATTGCAGGAGAGGCTGGACCAGAACTTGTGGGACATGTAGGTGGCAGGACAGAGGTCTTAAACCAGTCACAACTTGCAAGTGTAATGCAGAGTGCCGTAGCGAGTGGAATGGAAGCAGTTATGGCACGTTACGGTGGAAATGGTGGAGGAAATGGAAATGTGACAGTTAATGTTGTTCTCCAGGGCGATGCAAAGAAGATCTTTGAGGTTGTCAAAAAGGAAAACAACAGCAGAGTCATACAGACAGGTAAGGCACAACTTTTAACGTAAAGGAGGGAAGCAATGCAATGGATGGCCCAGTAAAAACCGTAATCATAAGTGGATTGAAGCTGAAAGTTAAAGACCTGACGGTAACAGATAACATCATCTGGAGCCGCAATACAGGGCGAGTTGCGTCTGGTGATATGGAGGGTGACATCATAGCAAAGAAAATTAAGTTAAATATTGTGCTAGCACCTTTGGATGATAAAGAAGCAGTAGCTTTTGCTGCTGCAATAGAACCACCATTTTTTCCGATCGCTTTCCGAAATCCGAAGTCTGGGAAAACAGAAACACGCAAATTTAATGTTGGAACACCGACATATCCAGTCTATTCGTATGCTGATGGACTGCCTAGATATGTTGGTGTTGCTGCAAATTTTATTGAAAAATGAGGTATCAAAATGAAGATGTCAAATAGGACACTGGTAAAGACAATCAATGGACTTTTATCGTTTAAAAACAATGGTGTAAGGAAGCCAATTAAGGTGATTTACGCAATCAACCGCAATATTGAAGCACTTGACAAAGCTGCGATTCCTTTCCAAGAATCAAGAAATGAATTGATTGAAAAGTACTGCGATAAAAAGAAAAATGGTGACATTGTGCCCAAAAAGGGAATGGAGCAAAACCTAGAATCAGAGTTGGGCGAATTACTGGACGGAATTGAAGTTGACGTAGACATTTACAAGATTCCAATTAGTGTGGTTGAGAATATAGAAGCATCAGAGCTTGAATTTGAAGCGATTAACATGATGCTAGAGAAGAGCGAGGTGGAAAAAGCATGACATATGATTACACAGTGAAACAAGATGGACAGTTTTATAAGCCTGGTCAAGAAGTGCCAGATATGGGTACATTGGTATGTACGTCTGCGCAAGGCAATGTACGCAGTTATGAGGGACTTGTTAAGGATGTTGACAAACTACCCACGTATGTTGCGACAGGCAGCTCTTTTCTGGCAAGTGATACTGGCGATTATTATAAATTTGAAGAGTCAACAGCAGCATGGAACAAGATTTAAGGAGTAAAAGATGAAACCAGAAGACGTCATTGGCATTTTAAATCGTAAGGTTCAGAACGCAACTGTAACGGAAGATCAAATTGATGCAGCTGTTGAAAAGTATCATAAGACTCATCCGTTGGAAACTGACAAAACACTCACTGTTCCTGGTGCTTTTGCAGATGCAAAGGCGGTTGGAGATGGATTGAACGAAAAAGTAACAGGAAAAGGAATGACTTTGTACTATGACACAGAAAAACAGTGCGCAGCCATTAAATTTGATGAGCAAGGTTAGGTGATCATTATGGGATTATGGACGGAATATAAGAAAAAAACGGCTGTAAAATCCACAGATACCTTCCTTGTGTATGACAGCGCAGAAGGCGTAATGCAGGTTGATGGATCAAATGTAAAAGAATCCTTTAGAGATGCTACAGATACCACATTGTCACAAGCAGACACGCCAGCCGATGCAAAAGCAGTTGGGGATAGATTCGCAAAGGTTGAAAAGAAGAATACAGAACAGGACACAGCGCTAAAAACAAAGGCCAGTGGTACTGGCATAGAATTTTTCTTCGACTCAGCCAAAGGGTGCTTGGCTGCAAAGATAACAAAGTAGAGGAGGAAGGTGTATGGCTGACAAAATAATATATCTTGCAAATTGGGAAGATGTGGAAAAACTAAAGGCTGCATCAAAAACTCAAGAAACTAATATAGCGGATTTAACAAAGGAACTTGCAAAGAAAGCAAATGGTCAGGGAATCACTTTGAGTATAAACGAAAGTGGCGGACTGAGAGTAATGTATGACGATGGAAAGTGAGGATAAAAAATGGCAGCAGTGGCAGTAGATGTGGCAATGGAGTCAACATCACAAGAGATTTTAAATCTTTTAAAAACAGTAAAAACACTAGTAACAGATGTTTCAAAGTTTGACTGGAAGAATTTCTGGGAACAAACAGCAACAGACGAGGTATTTTCAACAAAGTTTTATTACTATGAGACAAGTACTAGCCCAAGCGGTGAAAAGTTGAATGCATCAGTTGGGTTAACAGCTGTGCCTTCAACGGAAACTGTAAAGGGGCAGGATGATTTTGCAAATCATAGTGCTTTTCAGACAATTGATTGTAATTTTGTAATTGACGAGCAGGAGAACAAAACTCCAGTGGCAATTAAAGGCGGTAACGGATATTCTGACATTGGAAAAGTAGATGTTGGAGTTATGGTTCCCTTAACTTATTGGGGCATTCAGAAATTTGACACATATTACATTGTGCATTTTGCAACGAAGCCACATCCTGAATTGGAGTGCACAACAGTTACACCATGGTGCAATAAAGAACTCGGTTATGGTATTTTGACAAAATACTATGCAGGACAAATTGACGGGATTTTATATTCATCATCTGGAAATGCAATTTATAACTTTGTTTCAGCCCAGTCTGGAAATACTGAGCTGCAGAAGAAAGGAACAGGATATCATGGCTCTGGATCAGAGCGAACGGCATATCTGCTGTGTATGCTATGGATGAAGTATGCAACAAAAAATAGTCAGAAAGTCTTTCAAGGATGTGCTTCATATAGTGTGCAAACTAAAGTTGCACAGACTGGTGAAAAAGTTAATTATGTTGTAATTCCAACAGCGCAGGCAAATAGCTTTTATGTTGGCGCGACAGTATCCATCGGAGATGCAACTGGTCACACAGACAATCTGGATCGTGGACAGGCATACATGCGAAATATCGCAGATAAAGTCAAAATAACAGCTATCGAAGCAATATCTGGAACAGATAACAGTAGAATATATGTTGGAAAACAAAATATGACAATTACGGAAGATACATATATATCCTCAATGCCATTACATACAGGTCAAACTGACAAGGTGCTTGGAGTGGATGGATATGTTAAGAACGATGGCAAATATGCATTTAAACTTGGCGGCATTGAAGATATGGTTGGTGCATATTATATCTCAATGAACGAGTTGTGGAACAAGACCACAGCAACAACAGCTGACTACTACGTTAGAGGAACTGCTGCATGGTCAAGTACTGCTGCAAATTGGACAAAAATTGCAACGGCAGACTTTGAAACAACTGATGATTTTTGGATTGGTGACATTGATATAGATTTGTCCACAGGTGTTACATGGCTCAAGAGTAAGAGTTCAGGAGATTCAGTCGGTGTTGGTGATAGACAATATGTTGGTGGTACTGGAACAGGTTGGCGCGAAGCGCTAAGGCGCGGCTATCTCTGGGGCGGGTCGGATGCCGGATTCTCCTTCGCGAATCTCTGGGGCGGCGTGGCGCATGCGGACTGGCACTTCGCTCTCTGCGTTTAATTCCGAACCTTTTAGGGGTGAATTTTGCGCAAGCAAAAGAGGGGGCTGCCCCTCTAAATAGTATACAGAAATAATTTTAAAATAGGACTTGCCACACACGGGCGCGGCAATCTCAGGAACAGGTCGAATGCCGGATTCTCCTACGCGAATCTCAGGAACGACGTGACGAATGCGAACTGGAACTACGCTCTCTGCTTTTATATGTCTGACGGGACAAAATAGTACGTTGGTACTTAGTGTGGCATTTCGCGGATGTAATTCCGTTGTTGTGTAAGCAACACTTAAATAGGCAACAAAAAGGGAATCGGAATGCCGACGGACATTCCGATAACTTATGTGAAAGACATAGGTTGGGGCTAGTAGACATCCGAACGTCCCTCGGAATTTAAACGATATTTACAAAAAAAGGATAAAAATACTTGAAACGTTGTTGTAAAAGAATAGATATAACTAACAGAATATTGATTGAACGAGCAGTAAGAGATTGCATAAGTGGAAAGATGAACCGAGGGGACACTATAAGAATGTTCTCAGAGTACTCAAAGTTGCCATGTGAAATCATAAAAAAGATCTGCAAAGAGCACTTCATGATGGAAGGATTGATCAATACTGTTATAGACGGTATACAACAAGAGATTATCGAAAAGAAATATATTGTAAAGCCAATTCGTTACAAATACCAAGTTGATAAGTGTAACGGAAAGGTTAGAAAAATAGGAATACAAGATGTAAAGCAACAAATATACGACTATATAGCTGTATATGCAATAGAAGAATTATTCCGAAAGAAAATAGGCTTTTACCAATGCGGAGCATTAAAGAACAAGGGATGCGAATTTGGCGCAAAAGCAATTAAGAAATGGGTAGACAACCATGATATAAGATGGGGATGGCAAGCAGATATCAGGCATTATTATGAAACCATACCTAAAGGTAAATTAAAAGAATTGTTAAGGCGAGATGTAGATAACGACGATGTTATACATCTCGTTTTCTTCTTAATTGATTCGTTTGAGGGTGGATTATCAATCGGTTCATACCTTAGCCAATATCTTGCGAATTACTACATGTCATATGCGTGTCATTATGTTAATGAGCAGGTATACAAATTAAGAAAACATAGGAATGGAGCTGCTAATCGTGTCAATCTTGTATCTCATGCTTTGTTTCAAATGGACGATATACTAATCGTTTCGAAAAGCTTGAAGGATTTAAAAATGGCAGTAAAAAGATTTTCAAGTTATGTTTCAGATTTTTTAGGGCTAGAAATTAAGGAAACATCAAAATTCATTGATCTGAGTGTTACATACATTGATATTTTAGGAAGAAAAATATCAAGAAGAAGTCTTACTGTACGCTCATCAAATTTTTTGAGATTTAGAAGGACTGCAAAGAAGGTAAGAAAAAGAGTCCACCAAAAGAAAGAAGTGCCGCTGTCATTGGCTAAAAGCTATATCGGGCGTTATGGAGCTATTAAACATTCAAACACACAACGTTTTCAACAAAAGTATCATGTCTCGGAAGATATAAAGAGATGTAAAGAAATTGTATCCACTCATGAGAGGAGATTAAACAATTATGGAAAAGATGAGATTTACGCTGCCGCAGTTAAGCGCAGCATTCTATCCGCTTGAAAAAGGAATGGATGTAGTTATTTGTACAGATGAGCAGAAGGTTACAGTTGATAGCCCAGAAAATGGCAGTGAGATAATGTACGAGTATAACGGCAATATATTCAGGACGTTTAAGCTGACGCAAGAGGAGATTATTCAGGCTCCAGAGCAATATCTTGATTACGAAGGCGATACAGAGCCAAGCGAAGAAATGACAAGATACGCAACAGAAATGATAGATGCATATACCTTGCAGCTGATCGAGGAAGGAGTACTGGCATGAGAAGTTTGGTAGAGAGTTTAAAAAGACTGTACAAAAGTGGAAAAGTGTCGGCAGAAAAGATTAAAGGAATGAAGATTCTCACAGAAGAAGAAAAAAGATACATCCTCGGAGAATAAAAAATAAAGCAAATATCTAGCACGGAGTATACCGTGCTAGAGAAAGGAAATCGTCATGTATCAGGTATCAGAAGCATTAGATAAAGTTATATCAGGCAGTGGAAGAACGTTCTACGCAAGGCTAAACGGAATATCAGAAGGAATCCAAGAGATAGTGCAAACAAATTTTTCAACTCCTGATAGCTATTTTTATGTGGGTGGAGCTACAGCTTCCAAAATAGAAGTATCTATGTTTACAAAGTCGCAAGATTTTGTAAAAGGTACGGAAGTAAGACTTGAAATCGGAGCAACAGCTGATGGCACTATAGAATGGATACCAATGGGGTATTTTACAATAAAAGAGCAAAAAAAAGACCGAAATCTGCTTACTTTTACAGCATATGATAGGCTAGAGTCAAAGTTAGCTAAAGCGTATAAAAGCAAAATCACAAGCTATCCAGTAGAAAGTAAAGATTTTTTGACTGATATAAGTGAACAGACAGGTGTTGAGTTTGACACAAGCAAATTATCTGATAGCCTGATGATAGATAAAATATTGACGGTTAACGACCAGTCGGGAGAAAAAACATACAAAGAGCCGTTTGACGGTTTTACGATGCAACAGGTGGTTGGATACATCGCACAACTCCATGGTACATTTGCTATATGCGATAGAAATGGAAAAGTAACATTTAGATGGTATGGAACGTTAGCAACTGATCACCCAGGAAAGATAGGTGATACAGCAGGTAGCTATTTAGAAGACCAAAACTTATCATTTATCTATAATACAATCGAATTTTTAAAAGAATCACACACATATCTAATTAAGACCAATAGATATTTTGATGATCTGCTACAATCAGAAACGATGTGCCAAATTTCAGGCATCAGCTGTGATACAGAGAACAATCATTATGAATCAGGAACAAATATAAATACAAATTTAAGCAATCCAGTAATGACACAGGAATGGCTCGATAAAATCCTTGAAAAAATAAAGGATACGAGGTATTATCCAGTGTCATTTT